TTAAGTAAAATATGTAAAAAATTAAATAAAGAAGGTATTACAAATCTTTTAAAGAAATGTACAGAAATACATAAAATTGATTATGACCGAAGAAAGCTAGGTACTCCTATTGGGACTATGAGTTCTACAGGTGCAACAGGTATATGTGCACAAAGAGTATATCCTCCTACATTTACTGTTAATTCTATGCCTAATATATCTATGAAAGATATTGCTGAAAGACAATTTGATATAGTAACAAGAGAAATGATAAAGCATGAAGACGAAGAAATTTTAAAAGATTTACAAAAAGAAGCAGAGAAAAGAAAAGAAAAAAGTAGATTACAAAAAATTGCGGATGAAGTTTGGACAAGAACATTTGAAAGATGGAAAAGCAAATAATTGTATTACAACAAAGATGACTAATGAAACCTTTTAGTATTACTAGTAGCCTACTATTACAACATTCTGAATACTATGAAAATCAGAGTAGTATATATCCTTGTGTATATCTTTCCGTTGAACTATATGATATCTGTAATAATTTATCAAACGAAAGTATTTTAAAGGTTCTAAAAAGATGTAAAGAAATATCTGGATTTGAATTTGAACAAAGAAGATTAAAATCTTTTGATACTTCTATTTGTATTCATAGAGTCAAACAATCACAATGTGATTCTATAATTAAAATGATATTAGAACATATGAAAGACGAAGCTTCAAAACTGATGAAGAAAAGAGGCAATATGTGATTATAATACATGATAAAATAATGCATCTAGATAAAGAAAACACTTTTATATTAATAAATTCTTCTTTTAACAATATAGAATATGCTATAAATATAGACGGTTTGTATTATAAAAATAGAATTTATGTATCTAAAGCTTTATATCAATTATTAAAACAATTATCTTTACAAAATATTATAAAAGTTTTAAATAGATGTAGGAGAAGATTATTATGAAAAGAATATTTATTAAGGTATATTTCGTTTCGTTGGGTTACGTTCAGATTTGTTGAGTTTTGTTGGGTTATACTGCGTTTTATTATGTTAAGGTAAATTATATTAAAAAGAGGTTTAAGTATATATGATTATTAAATTACTAGTTTTAGCAGATGTTCATGTGGGTTCTATTTATGGTCTAACGCCTAGAAAGTATTTTAATGAACATACAAATTCTTATCAATTATGGGCAATAAACAAATGGGAAGAATTTATTCAAAAATATAAATATCCTGATTATCTAATTCTTAATGGTGATATAGTGGATGGTCCTGGTGGAAAAGATGCTACTACACTCTGTATTCCTGATATGGAGGATCAAGTAAACTCTGCTGTAGAATTATTATCTCCTTTAGTAGGTAAAAATACTATAATCTATGGATGCAGCGGTTCAGGATATCATACAGGTAAAGGAACGGGGTTCGATGCAGATAGACAAATTACACAAAATTTAATTACATTACATAATGTAAAAGGAAATCATTATAAAAAGGAATTTAATTTATCCTTAAGTAAATATAATATGCCAAGTATTAACTTCAGACATCAAGGGAAAACACCATCTTCTGAAATTACTGCTGCTTTTAAAAGATATTATAAAACTAACACTGCAAAAATAGGAATGATTGTTGCTTCTCATCTTCATAGAATATATGAGGCGCATGATGGAGTGAAAATTATTCATACACCCTGTTGGCAGTGGGAAACAGCATTTATGGGATCTGATAACCCTGTGGATATTGGTGCTACATTAATTCAAGTAGATATCGATCAAAAAACTATTAAACACGAATTTATAGAATATATTCGTCCCCAAGAATTATTTGAAGATATGCAACATTGGGAAGATATTTCTTTAGAAAGAGAAACTGAATTAAGAAAAATAGAAGTGGAACAAAATAAAAAAGAAGTAGAAAAGTTATCCAAAAAATTTAAGGAGATACCAAAAGTTACAATAGAAAAAATTAGACAAGAAATTAAAAAAGAAGATAGTATTCAAAATCTTTCTCTTCCTTCGATTGCAGTAGAAAAACGAAAAGAAGAAAAGAAGAAAGAGATTAAATTTCCAGAAATTTCTTCTAGTTCTTTATCTAGAAAGAAATAAAGTGATATGTTGCAGTCGGTTCTGTTTAGTTGAGTTGAGTTTGGTTGAGTTTTGTTGAGTTGAGTTCAGTTAAGGTAAGAATTATATGAATATAAAAAAGAAACTACAATATTATAAAGATATGTTAGATAAAGGATACTATCCTACAAGAATACAAAATTTCTTTTGGTGGATATATGTTAATGTTACTTCTCTATTTTCTAAATATGATTATTCTTTAGAAATAGAAGAATGTCAAATTGTTAGAGCAAAAATAGAAAAAGAATCTGTAAAGTATTTGCACTAGAACTTATAAACTAATTAAGTTTGGTTGCGTTGCGTTTCGTTGAGTTAAGTTGTGTTGGGTTGTGTTACGTTGAGTTGGATTTCGGTATAGTAAGGTAAAATATTTTAAAATAAATGAGGTAAAAGTAAATGAAAGCAGCAATAGTTGAAATTGAAGGAGCAAGTCCTTTAAGTTTTTCAAAGTATTATGAAGTTCCAAAGAAAGAAGGAGAGAAGAATGCAGATTATGAAGAGAGAACTTGGAAGGAAAGAATGCATTACAATGAAGAAGGTTATGTAATTATTCCTCCAATGGCTCTAAAAAACTGTCTGACAAATGCAGCAAAGTATTTGTCTGAAAGAATTGAAGGCGAAGGTAAGAAGACTTGGACCAAGAAATTTGAAGCAGGTCTTATGGTGGTAGATCCCATTGTTCTTTCTATTAAGAAAGAGGATGTTCAAGGTGAAAGATTGCTTGTTCCTGCAGATGGAACAAGAGGTGGTACAACACGTGTACCTAGAATTTTTCCAAAGATAGAATCTTGGTCTGGAAAAGCAAAGTTTTTTATAATTGATGAATCTATTGCTACCACCCAAGGTGGAAAGGTATTTGAAAGGCATTTAGATGTAGCAGGTAAATTTATAGGATTATTAAGATTCAGACCAAGTCAAAATGGATACTACGGTAGATTTAATGTTAAATCTATTGAGTATATAGAAGAGTAAGTTAGGTTATGTTTAATTCAGTTTAATTCAGTTGAGTTACGTTGAGTTAGGTTATGTTTAATTCAGTTGAGTTGAGTTACGTTGGGTTACGTTCAGTTATATTAAGTTATATTAAGTTAAGGAGATTGTTAAAATAATGAAAAAAGTTCCTGCTAGTTTTAGTGTTAAAAAAGATTATAAAGATTTAAATCTCAATAAAGATGAATATTACTGGAGAGATCACGATAATGTTTATCTTCAAGTATTTGAAACAGAAAATGGAATGAAATATCCAGGATTTTTCTTTTCTACAAAAATAGTTTCTAAAACTATTGAAATTAGTGATTCGGATCTTCTTTCTTTAAGAAAGAAAAAGATTATTACTATTCCTGTTTTTCAAGAAGAGTCAGAAATAAACGAGAATAGTTTTCTATTAGAAAAAAATTGTATATCAGATAAGGTATAGTATAATGAGTTTCAATTTATTACGTTGGGTTGGGTTGAGATAAGATCCGTCAAGTTGTGATAAGATATGCTAAACAAACAAAATGCAGTAGTTAACTACTGCATTTTGTTTTATAGATTACTTACATGTAAAATGGATACCAAGTTGGTTGAAATTTACTTACTCCTTTTTCATTCATCCACATCGTAATGATCCAAAATCCGCTGTGATTTGCCAGCCTCTTTCCTCGCATCCATCTGCTTTGTAAACATATTGCTCCAGTACTAATACAATGAATATTTCTTTCAAAAAAGTATCCTTGTTTATGTACATGCCCTGCCAATAAAACATTAGGTTTCTCACCGCCAGAAAAAGCTTCAACTAGTTTTTGCAGTCGATAAGAAGTAGCATAGCTAGAAGAATCTATTCCATGCCATAACATAATCTTAATATCACCTAGTGTAATAATTCCTTCATCATGCCCTAGAAAAGTGGCTCCTTGTTCAAAGTGATTTAATTCATTACAAATATCTTTTGCTATAATTGCACCAGAATTATTATTTTCGACATACCAACGGTCATGATTGCCATCTATGAAGTACCAGTGTTTTCTCCATTGTGAAAAGCATCGTACAGCTCTTTCTTTCTGCCTTTGATATCCTATATCCTTGAGTTCGTATACATGACCTGGTCTTCTAGACATTCCGTCTGTTAGATCGCCTGTATGACAAATAAACTGACAATTTTGCTTATCACATTCCTCTATTGCTTGTTCTAGTAATTCTTCTTTGAAATAGACACTTCCAATATGTGTATCACCCATCGCACCAAATGTTACTTTCTCACCATCAAAATTTAATTTTGGAGATGAATGTTCACCTGGTATAATCCTTGATCCTTCTGCTATAGATTTAAGTTCTGCTTCGCTAAATCTTTCAAAAATCTGTCCAAGATAAATCTTTTTATTTATATCATCACTTACCTGTTCTTTATATAATCTTTTATACTTTTCCAATGTAGATACTGTAATATTAAAAGATTCTCTAGTTTTTTCTTCTCCTTGTTCTAAGCAAAATTCCATTATTTCCTGTAATCGTTGTTTGGAAACGCTCATTTTCTTAATCTCCTTTATTTAAGTAGAAAATTTGGGAAGACATTTTGTTCTGGGGCTTTAGTTCCTTTACTAAAAACACTGCTTACTCCTATACTACCTGGCGTTCTATTAATAGGTAAACCAGCAGTAGGTGCTATCATAGGAGACTTCATATATTCTTGCATCCCTGCAATGCCCCTTAATGTGGGCAAGCCTACCTGCATAGGATTAGTAATAACATTACCTTGCACCGCTTGTTGCAATACATTTATATATACTTCGAATACGACTCTAGCTAGAGCATCGGAGGCATCCGAACTTCCCGAAGAACTGTGATCAACTTTCTGACCACGTATCAAATTAAGTTGTCGTAATTCTTTAAGTAGCCTATCGTTTTGAGGCATTTCTATAAGACCATTATAAAATAATGTCTTAAGAATCTCATATTTCTTTAGATTTTCAGAAGGATTAGTTTTTTCTGTCATTATTCCTTTACTAAATAATCTTTGAATAGATTCTGTACTATTCCACTGGTCAAATACTACTTTCTTAATATTAAAATTTTGGTGGAGTTTAAATATGATTTCTTCTACATTAGGAAAGTATACTGTTACACGTTTTTCTCGATCTGGAACCCAACATTCAATAAAATCTATTATAACTTTATATCTAGTATATTCTATTTCTTTTCCTTCTGTATTTACTGTTCTATAAGCTATAGTTTCTCCGTGTGCCATTGCTACAACAAACGCATCTTTCTTTTCACCCTGGTCACATGATATATAGTAATCTTTCATTTTATTGGGCTTAACTATTTCCAAAGATTTACCTATATAATGTCTAACACTTAGTGGTAATCCATCTCTGTCTACAGATTCTTGAAATTCCCTATCAAAGAAAATTACTGCTTGTGAATTCTTGACAATACAGGATTCTATTCTTTCAGGATATTCAAAGAAAGGACTTACTGCTGAGGGTGGTATAGCAAGAAAGTCTCTTCTAAAACCTTCTGGACTCTCATTTCTTTTACTCTTGAAAAAGCTTTGTTCTGGGCTAAATCCACCTGGTATAATATTGCCATTTGCATCCTTTAGAGGATTCATTTCAAAAGTAGTATAATGATATCCTAGCATTCTTTCTGCTTTATCAGGGTATTGCCTTCTTAGAGTATGAATAATACCACTTTGTTCTCCGCCTTTAAATGTACCAGATTGATATAATAATCTCATGCCATAATCATCTTCATACATAGGAGATGTAATAGTAACAACCTTAGAAAAAGGCATTAGAGATGTTGCTGCTTTAGCTACACCGTCATAAATAGCTTGTGCAACACGCTTTTGTGATTTAGCTTGTATATCATTCTCCGCTACATCAAAACGAGAAAGCTCATCAAATATACAGCATGCTGAAGTTTTACCTACTGCAGTTGCGGAGTTAGAATTTAGCGATAAAATAGCAACATTCTTTTCATAAAATTCTATACTTTGTGCTTTATGTTCAAATAATGAATTTACAGGAAGATGTTCTTCTCTTTCTCTCTCTTTTAACCATCCTATATACTTTTGATACCAAAATGAATCTGTAATAAGTGTTTCAAAGGTAGCATACGCCGTTTCTTTCGCTTGTGCTTCGGAGTTAGCAATAAATTGTATAGTAAGACGTTGCCCTTTAATCTGATGCAGCTCTAATGCTGGTTCCTTCATAGATAGTAATCTGTGCACTTGAAATGCAGCTATAAATGCTGCTAAAGCAGATTTACCACCACGCATACCTGCTATAAAAACACCTGTATCGTATTTTGGATATCCGGAATCGTCTAATGAATATAAATCGACAAGAAAGTTTTTTTGTAGTGGTCTTAGCTTAGTACCCAAAAATTCTTCGTGCTCACAGAATTCGACAATATCTGTAGTAAAACGTACTGGGCATTCTTTTTTACTAGGAGTTAAAAACGTGGGTAGAGTAGTAGTTGAAGGAGAATACGAGGGATCTAATAATCTGCTAGTTAATAAATCTGACATTGTTATAAAAATAATAATACAAATATAATCTTTAAGGTATTATTTGATATTTAGTAAACTATCAAAAGTTCCTTTAGAAAATTCTTCTAAGAGTGTAGCTGTAACTTCTTGAATAGTCAATTTATTATGCTTACACTTTTGTTTTACTTTCCAATGAATTTCACTGGAGATTAATACTAATATACTTTTTATCATTTTTCTATATCTATTTTTGTCTCATCCTGAAACATACTGCTAGCTTCAAGTTCTGTAAGAGTATTTTCTTCTAAAAATACTTGAAGTTCCAGTTTAATTCTTTGTATAATTTCGTAGACTGCGTGGTATGAAATTCCTAATTTTTTTGCAAGTTGAGTACACGAGGAAGATCCCAAAAAGTAATTATAGCAAACTTCTTTTACTGTATTACTCTTTGTTTTTCTTTCTGCTCTTTGCATAATAAATTCTTTATATTCTTCTTGCATTACATAGCTATTATATCTCTCATAAACACTATCCTTACTATTCATAAAAGGATCTGCTATTGCATTATCAACTATAACAGTATCTACTGGAATGTAAGATTTTCTTTTTGTTCTTTGACTCCATGCTTTAACTTGTCTTGGTAACATATTTCTAATGTAATAAGGGAAGGCGGAAATGGAAGGATTATACCCATATACTAATCGTATAAAGGTAGCGTAAGTTTCTTGAAGAATATCCTCATATTCTTCACAATCTTTGATATAAAAGTAGATCTTTCCTGCTATCTTTCTGATAAGAGGATCAAATACAAATACAATAAAGGCCAGTGCTTTATCAGAATCATCGTTTTGAGGATCTTGAGCACACAATACTGCTTCTTTTATTGTATCATATAACTCTTGTGTTTCCAATTCTGTTCTATTTTCAAAATTTCTACTTACTTTTGCATTTTTATCTAATGATTTCTCATTGAGAGAAATTTGTTGTTCTTGCGTATCCATTTAATTATAGATCTCTTCTCCAAATATGTGCTCATGTATATATTAAGCACTTTCATATTCCTCTTGTAACTTTTTATAAAAACTTTCACGAGATCTTGCCGATCTCTTTAATGGAAACTGAAGCTTTCCAAATTGATCTTTTAATTGTACTGCATTATCTGCATAATCGTATACTTTAGGTAGTAATATCTTATCTTCTGCTACACGTCTAATACGTCCTATTCTTTGTTTTAGTTTTGGTAAATTAGTAGATGGACAGGTTAAATGCAGTGCGGATAGAGAAGGGTAATAGAC